TGATAGTAAGCTATCCTTCCCCTGCCGAAATGGGAAAGCGAGACTTGATTAAACCGCTTTGTTGTGTTTCAAGATATCCGGCACAGGCTATTCAGTACGAGAAAAACTTCACTTCCTACTGGTTGACTCAGGGGATAAGCGATCATACAGAAGGGTTTGACTTGTATCATAAATATCAACCGGAGACTTTTGAAAAGCACTACTGTTTAAAGCATGATAAAAGCAATCCAGATGCAGGGGAATTCGCTTGTATTCCTAGGGATTTAGAGGGGATATTATGAAATTAGAAACACTTACAAGAGAACAAGTACAACAAGTAAGAAAATGGCGTAATGCAGAACCGCAGTTTTTGAGAACACCTTATATGATAACCGAAAAGATGCAGGATGAATTCTTTGACAATGTGATAAATGACAGGGATTCAAAACATAGGTATTTTGCTATTATGGGGAAAGTAGAAATAATAGAACCTGTGCATTTAAATTTAAATACAAAAGTTTATAAAGAGCAGGATATAAAAAGCCTATTTATCGGTATGTGTGGACTAACTAATATCGAATGGGAAAATGGAACTGCCGAAATATCACTGATTATCAATCCCGATTATAGGGGTAAGGGGGACGGTAAAAAGTCGGTTAATTTACTACTAAATGAAGCTTTTTTTAAGATGAGGTTATTTACAGTATATGGTGAAGTATATGATTGTGGACACAGAAAGTTCTGGGAAAATATAACTATAGAATTGAATGGATATAAAACAGATTTAGTAAATCGTAAGTGGTGGAATGGAAAATTATACGGTTCTATGTGGTTCTCAATAAAAGGTGGTGAGGTGGTAAGAGTATGATCTGTATAATACCTGCCAGGGGTGGCAGTAAAAGACTCCCGGGGAAAAACCTGAGAAAGTTAGACGGTGAATATACGATAAACCGTGTTATCAAAATAGCTAATGAATCACAGCTTTTTACAAGTGTAATTGTAAGCACAGACAGTGAGCAGATAGCGTCAATAGTTCATGGTGGACTTGTAGAAATGAGAGCTCCAAAAGTATCAGGGGATATACCCGAAGACGATGTTTTAAAATGGACAACAAGTCATAACCTCAAAGGTGTAGACTTTTGTCGTATATATTCATTTGCTGTATTACTAACACCTGAAAGATTACGTGCAGGTTTTTTAGAATATAAATCAGATAACTATGATGCAGTTTTAGAATGTCAGAAGTATACTCATCCTGTTCAACGTAGATTTTTATTAGATAGTGGATATATGGATTCTGCACTTGTATCAAAACCGACAGAATTACTACTAGATATCTATCACGATGCAGGAACTTATATGTTTACAACTAGAGAGGCACTAAATAAACCTCTTGCAGAACGTAATATTAAATGGCTACCTGTTAAAGAATGGGAAGCGCAGGATATTGATTATGAAGACGACTGGAAAATGTTAGAGATGAAATGGGAATACGTAAATAAATAGACCCACTTGACAAACACCTTTCTAAGTTTTATATTGATACATAGAGAGGTGTTTATTTTGGGATATGTTAACCAAACTGAATTATTCGGAAAGCATAAAACCGATGTAGGGCAAACACGAGAAAGTATAAATGAGTAAAACAGGTAGACCGACAAAATATACTGATGAACTTATAGAGAAAGCAAAGTCATACATTACTGATTATGTAAAGTATGAAGATGTTATACCATCTATAGCAAGTTTATCATTAGTATTAGGTGTTACCAGGACAACATTATATGAATGGGAAAAGGAACATAAAGACTTTTCTTACATATTAGCAGATATTAAGGCAGAACAAGAAAAAGTACTTATTAGTAAAGGCTTATCAGGAGAGTTTAATAGTAATATAACTAAGCTTGTATTAGGTAAACATGGATATCATGATAAGCAGGATGTAGGATTAACAGGTGGAGTTAATGTAATTATAGAAGGGAATGATGCCAAACTCTGATATAAGGATTAAAGACCTAACAACTAAAACAGACAAACAGGTAGAAGCAGAAAAACTATTGATATCTGGTGCTACTAGAATAATGCTTTATGGTGGAGCAAGATCAGGAAAGACTTTTCTTTTAATGAGAGCTATCTTATTAAGAGCCTTATTATATGCAGGTAGTCGACATCTCATTGCACGGTTAAGATTTGCACATGCAAAAACAGCATTATGGCTTGATACAATGCCTATGCTAGTAGAAACAATGGATCTTAAAGATATAGTGAAGTGGAACGAGACAGATCATTTTCTAAAGTTTCCTAACGGTTCTGAAGTATGGGTTGACGGGTTAGATGATAAAGACCGAGTTGATAAGATATTAGGTCGCGAATACGCAACAATCTATTTTAACGAAATGTCACAAATAGGTTATTCAACAATAACAACAGTATTAACCAGGTTAGCACAGAAGATTGAAGGTATGAAGAACAAGGCATATTTTGACTGTAATCCACCTTCAAAACATCATTGGAGTTATAAGCAGTTTATAGAGGGTAATGATCCTGAGACTGGTAAGCCATTAAGCAACCCTGGAGCATATGCACATTTAAGAATGAATCCAGTTGATAATGTGGAGAACTTACCAGACGATTATATTGAGATGCTTGAACATTTACCAGAAGATAAAAAGAGGCGTTTTCTATTAGGTGAATATGGAGATTCAGAAGGGGCTATATTCACTAATTGGGAGATAATAGAAACTATACCGGATAAGGTTAAGAATCATTCAAGACGTTCGCCAGGTTTAGACTTTGGTTTTAGTGTAGATCCTGCAGCTATAGTAGATATATATATCAATGGTGACGATGTGTATTGTGATGAATTACTATATGAGAAAGAATTGACCAACCAGCAGATAGCAAGGAAGATGAAAGAATTTAACATTGATAAGGAATTAACACAGGCAGATAGTGCAGAGCCTAAGAGTATACAAGAATTAAGAATGGCAGGTTGTAGAGTAGTCGGTGTGCAGAAAGGCCCCGACTCAATACGTGCAGGAATAGACTGGCTACTTAGTAAACATATACATGTTACGAGAAGAAGTATTAACCTTATTATAGAATTACAGGAGTATGTATGGAGTCAAGACAAGGATGGTAATTTCGAGCCTAAGCCAATTGATGATTATAACCATGCAATAGACTCTATAAGATATGGGGTTGATCCGGTTCGCAGAAGATCAGCACCTATTATAAGTGCGACGTTTAAGAGGTAGGATATGCAAACAACAGAAGATATAATAAAAGCAATTGAAAGCGATAATTTAGCGATAACCTCCTTAATGCTATCTAGTTTGATAGAAGATCATTTGACAGGTGAAGGTAAGCATATTAAGGATTTATGGAAACGTTATAGGTTAGAGGATGTCCCGATTTATCATCATAAAGTTGCTAATTATGTCAAAGCGAATGAGAAAATTGCACATGATTTCTTTGCCGATATTGTAGATACTAAAGTAGGATATATGGGCAATGAAGTTACTACCACAATTAACCGAGAGAATTATAAAACTAATAATATATTAAATGAACCTGAATACATGAAAGATAGATTATTTTTAAGAGACTGGCAGAATAGAACATATTCAGAGGATAAAAACAGCGAGTCTGTTAGAGATGCAGGAGCGACAGGAATAGGGTATAGATTACTTTACGTTTCAGAAGGTGTAAATGATGTTAAAATAATGAATCTTAATCCCTGGGAAGTAATATATATTTATGATCAGAGTTTTGACGAGGCAGCCGCCGCAATAAGATATTGGTATATAACCGTTAAAGATATCGGTGGAAATAAAGAGAAAATTGCAGTCATAGAATGGTATGATAAAACAAATATAACTTATTATATAGAAGATGATACAGGAAGTTTCCATGTAGATTTAACTAAAGGCATTGAAGGAATCCAGCCCCATTTATTTAGTGGTGTGCCTATTATACCGTTTGAAAATAACGGACTTAGAACAGCAGAGCCGGAAAAAGTTCTTGATGAAATAGATGCTTATGATTTAATCACGTCAGCTACTGTATCGGAGATCGAACAATTAAGACTTGCTTATATGTATTTAAAAAGTATGGGGTTATCTATAGATGATCCATTTATTAAGGGCCTTGAACAAACAGGAATTATCCCTCTTGATGATGGTGGAGAGGTAGGCTTTATAAGTAAAGAATTAGCTATTGAAGGTGTTAAAGTTATTCTTGACGAATTGCGTAAAAATATATATCAGTTTTCAAAGTCAATTGACATGTCTAAAGAATTTGGTGGTAATATGCGTGTCATAGGGTGGCAAGTAGCATTACTAAATCTTGAGAATAGTAGCAAGATCACAGAGCGCAAATTTAAAAAAGGTTTAAGATTACAATATATATTACTGGCTGAGTATTGGCGAGAATTTCAAAGTATGGTTATAGATCCATATGTAATTGAGTTTACTTTCACAAGGAATTTTCCTAGAGATATACAGAGCGAGGCTGAGACACTTAATTTATTACTCAGTGCTGTCAGTACTCAGACAGCATTTAGTCAGATGAGTTTTATAGTTGATCCTGAAGTTGAAATAAAGAAAATTGAGCAAGAACAAAACCCATTTAGAGAAACAGGGGAAGAGACAGGTCTCGATATAGATGGTTCAGAAGAGATACAGAAAAAAGCATTTAACGGTTCTCAAGTTACAGCACTTAAAGAGATAGTACAATCAGTTTCAAAAGGCGAACTAACAAAGGACGCAGCAATAGATTTAATTATGGTTGCATTTCCTGATATAGGGGAAGCAATAGCCAGAAAGATGA